TTCAAGGATGCCGACACGTCGGATTTTGTGGTAGGGCAGGTATGGGGCCGCGTTGGAGCCTGCTTCTATCTGTTGGATCAAGTGCGGGGGCGCTGGTCTTTTGTGGACACGGTCGCCCGGGTGGTGGCCTTGTGCCAAAAATGGCCGCGGGCGTCCCGGCGGCTGATCGAGGATAAGGCTAACGGCTCCGCGGTGATTGACGTCCTGCGGCGGCAGGTGCCGGGCATAATTCCGGTGACACCAAAGGACAGCAAGGAGGCCCGGTGCAACGCCGTGTCCACCCTGTTTGAGGCGCATAACGTGTATATCCCTTCCCCGCGGCGGGCACCGTGGATCCGGGATTATGTGGGGGAGCTGACGCAGTTTCCGGCGGGAGCGCATGACGATCAGGTGGACGCCACGACTCAGGCTCTGGCAGACTTGCGGACAGGCGGCCGCATACACGCGGCGAATATCCTGGCTTTGGCGGGGGTACATTGACGGTGGCAGACAGCAGGAAAAAGAAAAGGGGCAACGGCCCGCGGGAGGTGATAATCATGGCGCACGATAAGACGATCAGCCCGGGGGCTATGGCAGACTTGCAGACACCGCCGCCGGACTCCCTGGGGAGTGTCAAGACCCTGGGGGACGCGCAGCGCGTTTTTGGCCTTCCGGTCACCCTTGCGGATCCGGAAGGGGCGGGGATGAGCCCGGAGGAGATCGATCAGCGTGATATGGCCTTTGACCACGGTCTGGCGGCCATGGCTGACAGTCTGGTGGGGCACGCTGAGGATCTGGGGCAATTTCCCATGACCTCCTTTGTGGGGTACGGTGTCCTTCAGCAGATCGCGCAAAACGGCATGATCCGGACTTGCATACAGACCGTGGCGGATGATTGCACCCGGGAGTGGATCGAGCTGACTGGCGGCGATGAGACCCCGCAGGAAGATCTTGACCGTCTGACCGAGTCCATGGAGCGGCACAAACTGCGCAAACTGTGGGCCGACGCGATCGCCACCATGGGCTATATGGGCGGCGCGCTGATCTACATAGACACCGGGACGGACGATCCCTCCCTGCCCCTGCGGCTGTCAGAGACGTCGGATGAGCTTCAGCCCGGGGGCAAGCTGCGCTTTGTGCTGGTGGATCCGGTCAATGTTTCCCCGGGGTTGTATAACGCCACCGATCCGCTGCGGCCGGACTACATGACCGATCCGGAGTACTGGATCGTGCTGACAAGGCGGGTGCATAAGAGCCGTCTGATCATCCTCCGGGATAACCTGCCGCCTACCCTGCTCCGCCCCGCGTACAATTTTATGGGTATTCCTCAGGCGCAGATCTTGTGGGATTACGTCCTGCATTGGAACCGGGCCCGGGTATCGGCAGCGGACATCCTGGAAAAGCTGAATTTAATGGTCTTCCAGACTAACACCGAGGACCTTTTATCGCAGATGAACGGCGTCTCCCAGCTGGACGCGAAAATGCTGGCGCTGACGCGTTACCGGAGCAATAACTCGGTGCTGGTCTGTGATCGCAACATGGAAGACGTCAAAAACGTAACCCTGACGATCTCCGGCGTCACTGAGGTTGTGCGGCAGGCCCTGGAGTTTATCGCGGCGATCAACCGGACCCCGGCGGTCAAGCTGCTGGGGATCAGCCCTTCCGGCTTCAATGCCACGGGGGAGAGCGACATACGCAATTATTATGACCATATCGCAAGTAAGCAGGAGTTGCTGAGGGATGGGATCCAAAAGGCGATCACCTGCTTGCAGTTGCACCTGACCGGGAAGATCGATCCATCCATTTCCTTTGACTTCAACCGCCTGGGCACGGATGACGCCGCGGCAGACGCGCAGGTAGGCGCCACGGTGGCGCAGACATTGTCCGGTCTACTTCAGGGTAACGTGATCAGCGCGGAGGAAGCCCGGCAGCGGGTCAAGCAGGATCCGCGGATGGGGCTGGACTTTATCTCCGATGAGGCGCCGGAGCCTAACGAGGGCGCTGACGTGCAAGGCGGGGACGAGCTGGATCAGCTGGTGGCGTCCTTCATGGCCGATCACCCTGCCCCCGGCGCCGCTGTGGCTCCGGCAGGAGGGGAGCAGGCTCCCGGGGAGACCGGAGCCCCCGCCGGAGGTGAGTCCGCCGTTGCTGAGGTGGCGCGGGCATGACGGCGCGGCGGCCCCGGGTGCTGCCTGCCCAGGAGGGGAACGCGGGGGTGGCAGCGGCTTATGAGCGGGAGATCCTGGCACTCATGCGCCGTGTGTCTGCCGTTTACCGCAAAAACGCTTTCATATATGTTAAGCGCGTCACAGATGGGACAGAAAACCCGGTTACGCAAGACGCGTCGTTGCATACAATGCTATCTGGGATCGTGGATTTTTTATCCACGCTTGGATCTGCTGTTATGGGATTTGCCCAGCGGCGGATCTTGCGTATAGCGGCAAAATACGCCGCCCGGAGTGCCGATCATGCCGCCGCGTCGCAGGTTAAGGCGATGGAGAAGGCGGGCATATCAGGCGCGGCGATCCGGTCAAGGCTCAAGCCGCCGGGGAAGGCGCTCCCGATCACCGTGGAAGCGCCTCCCGCCCCCCTGGGCCGCGCGGCCGCCGGGGGCGGTGGCGGTCTGCTGGGAGGCGGGTCCGCGGTTACGATCCGGCAGCCGGAGAACCTGGCAGGCGTGATCGTCACCAGGGCCGGGCGTGAGCTGGGAGCCCTGGGTATAGGCGAGCGGGGCACGGTGGCATGGAGTGATGTCCCGGGGCAGCGCGAGCAGGCCGCGGAGGCGGCATACAACGATCCCCTGGCCCCTGGGGCCAACGGCAGAATGTGGCGGGAAGGCGGCCGCCGTTTCCGGGAGCGGATCAGCCTGGCGAGTCAGTACATCAGCCCGGGAGCCCGGGCGGCCCTGCCGGAGCTGATCCAGCGGGACGCTGAGCGGATCGCCCTGCTGACCCGGCAGCATATTGACGCGGTGCAGGAGCAAATCGCCGCCGCTTTTGAAAAGGGGATGTCCGTCCCGGAGATGGAAGCGCAATTTGTCGATCTGGATTTCCGCCGGGACGTCGTACACCGTATGGCCATAGACGCGGTGAACAAGGTGCAGGCGTCGGTCAAGCGGGCAAATGATGAGGCCATGGGCTTCACCGAGGGCGTCTGGATCCATGTCCCGGGGCAATTTGAGTCCCGGCAGAGTCATATCAAGATGAACGGGAAGCGCTTTAATCTCCAGCAGGGAATGTTCGATCCGGAGGTTAATCGCTTTATCCACTGTGCGGAATTGCCCTACTGCCGCTGTATATATCGGACTGTGATCCCGGAGGATCTGCTAGATGGGTGATTTGATCGCTTTTGACCGTGCAAGCGTCCGCACGATGGACGATAACGGCTTCATGCACGTGCGGGTCAGCCCCTTCACCAAGGAACAGGTGGCCCCCTATTATGGCAGGGAGATCCCCGGTTACCGGGAGCTGGGGCTGGATCCGGATAAGATCTACTACGGCTACAGACCCGCGGAGGAGCTGAGCAAGCCGGAGACGGTGGCCAGCATCAACGGGATCCCCGTACAGCTCCGGCACCACGCGGAATTTGCCGACGCGCCCGCCCGGGAGACCAGGGTGGGAGCGACAGGGACGGACGCCGAGTGGCGCGCGCCCTATCTTATGAACAGCCTGACAATTTTTGACGCCGACGCGCAAAAAGCGATCAATTCGGGCGCGCTGAGAGAGCTGTCCATGGCGTATCACTACCGCCCGGAGATGAAGGCGGGCGAGTTTAACGGACAGCATTACGACTTTATTATGCGGGACATCCGCGGTAACCATCTGGCCCTCGTGGAAGAGGGCAGGGCGGGCGCAGATGTCCTAGTCTATGACAGCAAACCGGGAGCAAACATGGATACACTGGAGGAGATCAAGGCTGCGCTGGCCAAAATAGCCGAGAAGGTTGCCGCGCTCGAGACCGGACAGGATGAGGAGCCCGCAGACGGCGGCCCCCTGTCGGATGAGGAAGAGGCAACCCTGAAGGGTCTGCTTGCGCGCTATGAGAAGTACAAGGGACAGGAGCAGGAGCCCGCCGCCGATGAGGAGGAGGAGCCCGCCGCCGAGCCTGCTGAGGGTGAGGAGCCTGCCGCCACCGATGAGGAGGAGGATCCCGCCGCCGCCGAGCCTGCTGAGGGCGAGGAGGGTGAGGAGCCTGTCGCCACCGATGAGGAGGAGGAGGCCGCCGCCGAGCCTGCTGAGGGCGAGGAGGATGACCTGTCCAAGATGGCTGAGTGGACCCCCACCGAGGATGAGTGCAAGATGCTGAAGGATGCCGGGTACGACTCCGAGCCTTTGGAGTTCCAGCGCGCCTTTGCCGATGGCGTTAAGTACGGCGAAGAGAAGATGCGCACTGAGCGGGGCAAGCTGGACAAGGAGCACGAGTCCGAGGGCGAAAAGAAGGCCCTGGGCGAGGATGCCAAACTGCGGGACAGCCTTAACCGGATCGCCCGTGGTCAGGTGGCTGACTGGCTGACCGCTGCCGAGGACGTCAAGCCCGTCCTGGGCAAGATCAAGCTGGGAGCCTTTGACTCCGCCGCTGACGTCTACCTGGCAGCCTGCAAGGAGATGGGTGTCAAAGCAACCCGCGCCACCGCCCGCGACGTCTTCCGGGGTGTCCGGGCCGCCAGCAAGAAGCGGATCGCCGCTGACGCACGTCCCGCAGGGAAAGCCGCCAACGCGATTGACATGATCCTCAGCAAAGTTAGAGAATTGTAAACAGGAGTTAATGAGATGGGACTTCAGACAACCGTTAATATCAACCCCGCGCTGGGCATTCCCGGCTCCGCCGCGTCCTTCCAGGGGCTGGTCTCCACCGTTAAGCAGTACCAGTCTGACGGCACCGCCACCGCTGGCACCTTTGCCCTGCCCTCCACCAACAGCGTCAACACCGGAGGCGCCGCCGCCTCTGCTGGCTTTGTGGGGCTGACTAACGCCTCTGCCACTGAGGCTGTGGGCCTTGTGACCCGGGTGATCAGCGCCGCCACCGCTGCGGGC